TTTATTGATTCTGGCGCTGATCAAATCCTGACCCTGAGTGGCGCACCTTCGACTACTACTGTTGGTACAGTAATCACTAACGTTGGTGCAACTAAAGAGGCATGGATTTATTCCTGGGATGCTGTATCTAACAAGCTTGCCATTATTAACAAAACTGGTGGTGAGTTTACTGGAAGCGACTCTGTAGAAAATGGTGCTACTGACCTGTCAATCTCAGCAGTTGCTGAATGGTACGATGAGCAAGTAGTTTTCACTGGTCTCAAGTGGAACAATATCGCTCCTCGTCCTGGCACCTCAAAGTTTGTATCAGATCGTGGTGGTTCAAGAGATGAACTTCACATGGTTGTATATGATGCTGATGGTAAGATCACTGGAACTCCAAATACTGTTCTTGAAAAGTTGACCTATCTCTCGAAGGCATCTGACGCAAGAACTGCAGAAGGTGGAGTTAATTACTATCCAGATGTTATTCTTGAAGCTTCATCTTGGGTTCACTGGGGTAAGCATGAAGAAGATTCTTATGAAGTAAGCGCAAATGCAGTTACTTCATCTAACACCAATACTGGTGGCACTTCTTCAACTGCATTTGATATTCTTGGAAAATACGTATACACTCTTGCAAAGGGTGCAGATGATTTTGCAGTTACTCTTGGTGAAGTACAACAAGCATATCAAGAACTTGCTGATCCAGAAACCGTTCAGGTTGACTATCTCCTGATGGGTCCTTCTGCTGGTAGCGTTTCTGATGCTAAGTCAAAAGCAGCTTCTCTGATCAGTATTGCATCTTCCAGAAAAGATTGCATCGCTTTCCTTTCACCAGCAAGATCAAACGTTATCGGTGTACAGTCATCGACTGATCAAACTAACAACGTTGTCTCTTTCTTCGATTCGTTAGAAAGCACTTCATATGCCGTTTTCGATAACGGATATAAGTACATCTATGACAGATTCAACGATAAGTATCGCTACATTCCTTGCAACCCAGATGTTGCTGGTCTGTGCGCTTCCGTTACAGCAAACGGAACTCCATGGTTCTCACCAGCTGGTCTGAATCGTGGTTCAATCAAAAATGCTATTAAGTTAGCATATTCACCAACCAAAGCTGAAAGAGATCGCCTCTATCAGAAGAGAATCAACCCAGTTACTTCTCTGCCTGGTCAAGGAATTGTTCTCTTTGGTGACAAAACAGCTCTCGCTTCGCCATCCGCATTTGATCGCATTAACGTTCGCCGTCTCTTCCTGATTGCAGAGAAGACAATCGGTAACGCTGCGAAGGGGGTACTCTTTGAAATTAACGATGAGTTCACTAGAGCAAACTTTAAGAATGTTGTTGAGCCATTCCTCAGAGACATTCAAGCTGCTAGAGGCATCACAGATTTTCTTGTAGTCTGCGATGACACTAATAACACTGCTGCAGTAATTGATTCCAACGAATTCGTTGCTGAGATTTACATCAAACCAGCACGCTCTATTAACTTCATCACCCTGACCTTCATCGCAACTCGCACTGGAGTTAGCTTTGAAGAAGTCGTTCCCCGTAGATAATTAATCAGGAGAAGTATCTAAAATGGCATTAGAAGCAAGTGCTCTTGGGTTGAGCAAATTTCAAAATAAAATCAAAGGGGCAGTTCGCCCCAATCTGTTCCAAGTCCAGCATTCATTTCCTGATGCTGGTGGTTTGAATGGACCAGATGGAGAGACAGTTTCAATCATGTGTAAGTCCGCTGCTCTGCCAGCAACTAGCGTCGGAACGGTAGAACTTCCTTTCCGTGGTCGTGTGATTAAAGTTCCTGGAGACAGAACCTTTGAGAACTGGACAGCAACATTCTACATGGATGATAGCTTCCAACTCAGAGGTGCCTACGAAAGATGGGTTGATCTGACAAACAGAGTTAACGCCAACATTTCTGAAGTAACTGCTTATAGCGATATCCTTAAGGATATTGAAATTGCACAACTTGATAAGTTTGGTGGTGGCGCTAATGGTTTAAGAGCTATTAGAAGCTACACTCTGGTTCAAGCTTTCCCAGTTTCAGTTTCTCAGGTAACTGTTGCATATGACAACAACGATTCCTATGAGGAATTTGACGTAGAGTTTGCATACCAGTTCTTTACCACATCTGCCCAACAAGGCGGTGGTGGTAATACTATGGAAGCAGCTAACGTCTAAATTAGTAAACTAAATAGTAGAACGGAATCAAAAGATTTATAATGGCAGAGTTATTTGGATTTTCGTTTAGGGAAAAAGAACAGGGGAAAAAGGTAAACGCACCTTCCCCTGTTCCCCCTACAAACGAAGACGGCGCTACTAGCTTTATTGCTGGAGGTTACTACGGTCAGTATATTGACTTAGATGGTAACTTTAAGACCGAGTTTGACATGGTGGTAAAGTATCGCGAAATGGCGATGCATCCAGAAGTTGATTCCGCTATTGAGGATATTGTTCATGAAGCAATCGTTGCTGATCAGAATGATTCCCCAGTAGAAATTAATCTTGACAACCTTGAAGTTAGCGATAGCGTCAAGGGAATGATTCGCAAAGAGTTTGATTATATCAAAAATCTTTTTGGATTTGATAACAAAGCCCATGAGATGTTCCGTCGTTGGTACATCGATGGGCGTTTATATTATCATAAAGTAATCGACTTAAACAAACCTCAAGATGGCATTCTTGAGCTGCGTTATATCGATCCAAACAAGATTAAAAAAGTTCGTCAGATTAATAAGAATCCGAAGAACGTTGACGAGTTTATGAATTATGATTTCGGTAGGACCGAGGAATATTTCATTTACAACTCAAAAGGATTAAACAATACTGCTGCAAATAGTGGTATTAAAATTGCAAAAGATGCTATCACCTATGTGACATCTGGCATCTTAGATACGAATAGAAATATTGTTCTTTCATATTTACACAAGGCAATTAAAGTTCTCAATCAACTGAGAATGATTGAGGACAGTCTTGTTATTTACAGAATCTCTCGCGCACCAGAACGTAGAATTTTCTACATCGACGTTGGTAATCTTCCCAAGGTAAAAGCAGAACAATACCTCAGAGAGGTAATGGGTCGTTATCGTAACAAGTTAGTTTACGACGCCAATACTGGGGAGATCCGTGACGATCGCAAATATATGTCTATGCTGGAAGACTTTTGGCTTCCACGTAGGGAAGGTGGTCGTGGCACGGAGATCACAACTCTCCCAGGAGGGCAGAACCTCGGAGAGCTTACAGATGTGCAATATTTCCAAACAAAACTTTACAAAGCGTTAAATGTCCCTTCTGGTAGACTCGATTCCGCTACCTCATTTAACCTTGGTAGATCTTCTGAGATCACCAGAGATGAACTAAAGTTCACAAAGTTTGTTGGTAAGCTTCGTAAAAAGTTCAGTGAACTGTTCCAAGATACTCTGAAAACTCAATTGATTCTCAAAGGAGTTATTACTCCTGAAGATTGGGAGCAGATGAAGGAGCACATTCAGTATGACTATCTGTATGACAATCATTTCACGGAATTAAAGAACCTTGAGATGATGAACGAGAAACTTCAGATTCTCGCGCAGATGGATCCATTTGTCGGTAAGTATTTCTCTACGGATTACATTCGCAAACAAATTCTTGGTCAGACTGAGAAACAAATGGAAGAGTTGGATGTTGAAATGGCAAATGATATCAAGTCTGGCAAAGTAATTGATCCGCTCGACACGGTATCTCAAGAGAAAGATTCCATGGATAGGGAGCAGCAAAGCGCAGACTTGGACATGGATATGAAGAAGGTTCAGATCCAGCAAGCTAAAAATCCGCCCAAACCCGCATCTCAAAAGAGCAACAGTAATAAATAATTTACAGTCAAGTTAATATTATGGATACACAAGAGCGAGAAATCGTTGATTTGCTTTGGGATAATGATCAAGCGGATGCGCTTGCAAAACTCAAAGACATGCTGCAGGTAAAAGCTGCTATGGCAGTGGATGCTTCTAAACAAGATATTGCAGCAAAAATGTTTCCTCATGTTCCCGTAGACGGAGAACCCGAAAGCGAAGAAGAGGAAGAAACTGAAGACGAAACCACAGAAGAGGAAACCGATGAAACTGATCACGGAACAGATTGAAGATATTGAAATTCTTACCGAAGAAAACGACGGTAAGAAAGATACTTTTATTAAGGGTATCTTCCTTCAAACTGAGATCAATAACAGAAATGGGCGCATGTACAAATATGCAACCATGGAACGTGAGGTCAATAAGTACAACGAAGAGTTCGTTCAGCGCGGACGTGCTCTCGGAGAACTTGGACATCCTGACGGTCCAACGATTAACCTCGATCGTGTGTCACATAAAATTGTTGAGCTTTATCCAGAAGGTACAAACTTTATTGGTAAGGCAAAACTTTTAGAAACCCCTATGGGTAAGATCGCAAAGAGCTTACTTGACGAGGGGGTTCAGCTCGGTGTCTCTTCTAGAGGACTTGGTTCCATTAGAAAAGAGGGAAACACTAATGTAGTTGCTGATGACTTTATGCTTGCTACTGCTGCGGATATCGTAGCAGATCCTTCTGCCCCCGATGCATTTGTTGAGGGAATCTATGAAGGTAAAGAGTGGGTCATGGAAGGTAACCGCATTAAGGAAGTACACATCGAACAGATCAAGCAAATGCTTGACACTGCACCCAGTAGTCAAGAGCTTCAAGAGAGAAAGTTACGCGCATTTGAACTTTTCCTCAGAAATTTGTGATTTATAAATAAATATAGAAATTACCCCGCAGTCTTATTACCCGTAGGAGCAATTATGTCTACTATTGATGAAAAATTTCAGAAATTGATCGCAGAAAAGACTGCGGTTGAAGAAGAAGTTATTGAGGAAGAAGCTGCCACTGGCGATGCTGCCATCAAGAAAGGCGCTGTTCCTCCTCAAAAGTCCGACCTCAAGAATGATGGTTCGGAGGTTGCAAGCAACAGCAAGGAGAAACCAGAAGGCACAGATAATCCTGGTGCCAAGGCTGCTGCTCCTGTGACTGCGACTAAAGATTCTACCCTCAAGACCAAGCCTAGTGGTGCTTCCTCCGCTATGCCTGGTGCTCTGTCTGCAAAGATCTTTGACGAAGTAGAGGCAGAGGGCGAGGTAGTTACCGAAGAGGACAACACCGAAGACATCGTAGCGATTCTGTCTGGTGCTGATCTGTCCGAAGAATTCCAAGAAAAAGCAAAAACCGTTTTCGAAGCAGCAGTATCTGCAAAAGTAGAAGAAAAGGTTTTTGCTATTAAGGAATCCGTCGAAGCAAAACTCACTGAAGAGATCGAATCGATCAAAGAAGAGTTTGCTGGACGTGTAGAGAACTTCCTGAATTATGCATGTGAAGAGTGGATGACCGAGAACGAGCTCTCTATTGAGCAAGGTCTCCGCGCTGAAATTGTAGAGAGCTTCATGGAAGGTCTTAGAAATCTGTTCATCGAAAGCAACATCAACGTTCCTAACGAGCAACTTGATCTTGTTTCAGAGATGAGCGAAAAGCTTGATGAAATGGAGACCCGACTCAACGAACAAGTTGAGAAGAATATCCAACTGCATGAGAAGGTATCTGGTTATCGTAAAAATGAGATTTTGAATGAACTGACCCGTGGTCTCGCAGAGACCCAAAAGGATAAGTTCACCTCTCTCGCTGAAGCAGTTGAATTCAAAACTGAAGAGTCGTATCGTGAGAAGCTGATTCAAATCAAAGAATCATACTTTGGTGCTCCCAAAGTAGAGGTTCCTGGAGAAATTTCTTCAGATGAACCAGCCAAAATTGAAGTCGTTAGCGAGTCTATGTCAGCATACGTTGCTGCTCTCGCTAAGCGCATCTGATTGTAACCCACTTAAACCCCTAAAAGGAGAACTCAAATGTATCAATCTGAGAACCTCCAAGAGAAGTGGTCACCAGTCCTTAACCATGATGGTCTTCCTGAAATCAAGGATAACTATCGTAAGGCTGTTACCGCTATCCTCCTGGAAAACCAAGAGAAAGCTATGCGTGAGGAGCGTGCCATCCTTACCGAAGCACCAACCAACGTTGGTCCTATCAACACCCCAACAACCGCATCAGGTAATGTTTTCGGTTTCGACCCTATCCTCATTAGCCTGATCCGCCGTTCGATGCCTAAGCTGATTGCTTATGACATCGCAGGTGTTCAACCTATGACAGGTCCTACTGGACTCATCTTCGCGATGCGTTCACGTTACACCAACCAGACTGGTTCTGAAGCCTTCTTCGACGAGGCAGACGCACAGTTCTCTGGTACTCTGGGCGCAACCACAACCCCAACCACAGAACTGAACCCAGGTCTGATCAACGACGCAACTGGTGGTGGTACAACCGCAACCAACTACGACCTCGCTTCCTCCAAGCTCTCCACTTCAAACCTGGAAGCTGCTGGTGACAGCGGTAGTGAGTTCAACGAGATGGCATTCACCATCGATCGTATTGCTGTTGAAGCAAAAGGTCGTGCGCTGAGAGCCGATTACTCCGTTGAACTGGCACAAGACCTCAAGGCGATCCACGGTCTTGATGCCGAGTCGGAGCTGGCAAACATTCTGTCAACCGAGATCCTTGCTGAGATCAACCGTGAGGTTGTTCGTACCGTATATCGCGGTGCTAAGCCTGGTGCTCAAGCTAACGTTGCTAACGCTGGCGTATTTGACCTCGACGTTGACTCCAACGGTCGTTGGTCGGTTGAGAAGTTCAAAGGTCTGCTCTTCCAAATCGAGCGCGATGCCAACGCAATCGCACAAGAGACTCGTAGAGGGAAGGGTAACGTCATCGTCACTTCTGCTGACGTTGCTTCTGCACTCGCTATGGCAGGCGTTCTGGACTACTCCAGCGGCATCAATCAAGCTGTTGGTGGTCTGGGCGAGATCGATGACACTGGTAACACCTTTGTCGGCACTCTCAACGGTCGCTTCAAGGTCTATATTGATCCTTATTCGGCAAACGTTGCTTCTGACCAATACTACGTTGTTGGCTACAAGGGTTCCAACGCTTATGACGCTGGTCTCTTCTATTGCCCATACGTTCCTCTGCAAATGTACAGAGCGATCGGTCAGGATACCTTCCAGCCACGCATCGGATTCAAGACCCGCTACGGCATGGTCCTGAACCCATTTGCTAAGGGTCTGACTGCACTGAGCAATAGCGATCCTCAGCACAGCAGCAACCTGTCTGCTAACGCTTACTATCGTCGCGTTCGCGTTAAGAACCTCATGTGAGTCTTTCCCTCACATTTACTGGGACCTCTTCGGAGGTCCTTTTTTATTGGGATAAATATATTATTCCACGCACATGTACCATGGCGAAGTCAGCTAACAAAGGCAAGAAAGGATCTGCCAATAATAAAAAGCAAAACCAAGGTAACGCTACCGCTAATAAAGCTAAGAACGGAGGAAAGAAAAAATGATTGACCTAATCGCATTTGCGATTATTGGTATGGCAGAAATCGGACCTAACGTTTGTAAGGTTGATTACATGCGCTATGTGGATGTGGAATCAGTTACTTTACCCTGTGACAGTATGAAACTAAATATGATTAGTGGTGATAAGAAAGATGGCGTCTGAAACAAATTTATTTTCTCCAAGAAATCAAAACTTCTTATCTCCAGTAGGATTCAAATTTGTTATTGGTAGAACTCCAAACGTGGACTACTTCTGCCAATCAGCTTCGATTCCAGATGTGAATATTGGTATTCGAGAAATCCAAACACCAATCAAAGATTTCAGTGTACCAGGAGACAAGATCACATACGGAGATCTGAATCTCAGATTCCTGGTGAACGAAACACTTGATAATTATTATGAGATTTACAGATGGCTCAAAGGACTCACAAACCCACAGGAATGGGAAGAGTTCTATGAGTATATTCAAACTGTAGATGAATCAGGTAGATCTACAAGCTTCACTAAACAAATGAGTGACGCACGTCTACTGATTCTTAATAGCAACTACAATACAGTATCGAGTGTCAATTTTTACAATATTTGGCCAACTAGTTTAACAACCTTGGAATTTGATTCCACTGCTACAGATATTAATTACTTTACAGCAGAGGTAAATTTCAAGTATACTTTATATGAAATCACTGACTCTGACGGACAGATTGTATGAATCTTGAAACCCTTGACGAAATGTGGGAAAAGGATTCCCACTTAGATGATGAAAAATTAGATCATGACTCATTATCGATCCCCAGATTACATGCTAAATATTTAAGACTATACAATAGTTTTGCGGTTCTTCGGGATCAGCAAGAGCTAACCGTAAAATCGGTATACCGTGATCGTTGGGAATTTTATACTGGCAAATCAGAAAAACCTTTTCACATTAAACTTCTCAAACAAGATGTAGGCATCTACATAGACTCTGACGAAGAATATCAAAGAGCGGTTCTGAAACTTAAGTATTATAACCAGATGGTCGAATCACTAAAGACCATCATCACGGCAATTAACAATCGTTCATTCCATATTAAGAACGCGATTGAGTTTGCCAAATTTTTGAAAGGTTATGAAGTCTAGTGTCATCATCGAAAAGAAGAACGAGGTTTATTTAAAGATTGATTGTGAACCGCACGTACAATATGAGTTAGCTGACGAGTTCACGTTTGATGTACCTCAAGCGAAATTCATGTCAGCTTATAAGAAGAGGTTCTGGGATGGCAAAATCAAATTATTCTCCCCTGGTACGGGCGAGATTTATGTTGGTCTTCTCCCTTACGTTACAAGTTTTTGCAAGGAAAGGGGGTATGAATATGTCTATAGAGAAAACAAGTTTTACGGACTTCCATCAGAAGTGGATGAGTTTGTCACCCCTGAAGGAATCGGAGAATTCGTAAAGACTCTAAACATACCACATAAAGTAAGAGACTATCAATACAAAGGCATCTACGAAGCTCTGAGAAACAAAAGGAAGCTTCTGTTGTCTCCGACTGGATCTGGAAAATCGCTGATGATCTATGCGATTATCAGATACTTCGAGAAAAAGAATTTAAAGACACTCATCGTTGTCCCAACTACATCGCTGGTCGAACAGATGTATAAGGACTTTGAGGATTATGGTTGGAACGCTAAGCACCACTGCCATAAAGTATATGGTGGACAATCTCCGATTTCCAAAAAGGATGTGGTGATTACAACTTGGCAGTCTATCTACAAGCTCCCTAAGAATTACTTTAATGATTTTGGAGCAGTGATTGGAGACGAGGCACATCTCTTTAAAGCTAAGTCACTCACTGGGATCATGAATAAGTTGCATGATTGTAAATACCGCGTTGGGTTCACAGGTACATTAGACGGAACTGCAACCAATCGCCTTGTTCTTGAAGGTGTGTTTGGTGCTGTCAATAAAGTCATTAAGACTGAGAGTCTTATTCAACAGGGGCATCTCTCTGAATTTGAAATTAAGGTTCTTATTCTAAAGCATGACTCAAAAGCATTTGATAGCTACCAGCAAGAGATTGATTACCTTGTAGAGCATTCTGGTAGAAACAAATTCATTCGCAATCTGGTGTGTGATCTTGAGGGTAATACTCTCGTGCTGTTTAACTACGTTGAGCGTCATGGTATGCCTTTATTTGATCTCATAAATAATAAAGTTGGAGAAGATCGATTGGTCTTCTTGGTACACGGGGGAGTAGAAGTCGAAGACCGCGAGAAAGTTAGACAAATCGCAGAGACTACATCGAACTCTATCATCGTTGCATCATACGGAACATTTAGTACAGGCATCAACATTCGTAATCTTCATAATGTTGTATTTGCCTCCCCGTCAAAATCAAGAGTAAGAAACTTACAAAGTATCGGGCGCGTTCTCAGAAAAGGTGAGAACAAAAGAAAAGCAGTACTTTATGATATTGCTGACGATATATCAAAAGGATCAAAAAGAAACTATACACTCAATCACTTAGTAGAAAGAGTAAAAATATACAACGAAGAAAACTTTAATTATGAATTCATCGATGTTCGCATTCGAGATAACTAAAATGGATGAGGAATTTCTTGCCGCACTAAAACTAATTACTGGTGAAGAGATTCTTGCTGTCGTTTGTCCTGTTAATGATGAAGCTGGAGAATATGTAATTGTTGAGAATCCAATCGAAGTAGAAGAAGTTCAACTCGGTAGGAAAGCAGGAGCCAAAGTTGGACCCTGGATGAAGTTCTCAAATGAAACTGTATTCATTATTCCAAAAGAAAAAATTGTCACACTTGTAGAAGTCAGTTCAGAAGTCGAAGTATTCTACAAGCTCTCTTTGAGAAAATTAAATCGTGATTCAAATCAATTGAATGTAGACAAGACAAACGGGATAGGAAGACTTGGATCTGTAGAAGAAGCTAGAAAAAGATTAGAGAATCTATTTAAAAGATAAAAGCTATTAACTATTTTTTGAACCCTCCACAGGGTTATTGTATCGTTTTTTGGGGGGTCTGTCAAGCCCCTTGACTTACGCAGTTCAATTTGCTACACTTATAGAAAATCAATACATGTTGTATGAATGACAAAGAAAACTGGAAAATCAGAACACTACGTTAATAACAAAGAATTCTTAGAGGAACTCATCGAATTCAAACGCAAGTGCAAAGTTGCTGCTGAGAAGGGTGAACCACGTCCTCAAATTAATAATTATATTGGCGAGTGTTTTCTGAAGATCGCAACTCACTTATCATACAAACCAAACTTCGTGAACTACATGTTCAGAGAGGATATGATCTGTGATGGAATTGAGAACTGCGTTCAATACATCGAGAACTTTAATCCTGATAAATCAAGCAATCCCTTTGCTTACTTTACTCAGATCATCTACTATGCTTTCTTGCGTAGAATCCAAAAAGAAAAACGTCAGCTAGAAATCAAGAATAAAATTCTTACTAGATCTGGATATGAACAAGTGTTTCATTCTGATGACAACGATTTTTCTTCGGACTATAACACCATCAAAGAAAACGTAGAGATTAGAATCAAATGAGTAACGAAGAAGAATTAGAACGTATTGCAAATGATTATGATTGATCTTATTAAAACACTACTTAAATCAGCACTTGCTACCTCCCGTTGGGGTCCGCTAACAGAAGCAGATGAAGAACTTGTATGGGACTCTTCCTTTGCTAAAATATTCAAAGCATCATCTATTCGCCGTACACCCCACACCCCACGCACTGCAATTACACTCGAATGACTCAGCTTATTGACCCCTCTGATCCACGCTATTTCCGACAAACATCTGACGAACCATATCTCCGTCACGATTATAAATTAGTAACAAGCACTGGCGAATCTGTTATCTTTGATAATTATGAAGATGTGCAGCGTAGGTGGTTTGAGCGTGGTGGTAATTTTTTAAGTCACGTTGAAGTTCTAGATCACAAAGAACCTAAGAATAAAAAGAAGAAATGATT